AACCCACGAGGCCGTTGGCGGCGTAGAGTTCGTTGGCGCGGATGACCACCAGGTCTTGCACGAGGCGGATGACGAACTTGGAAAAGTCGCCATAAAGGACAACTTTCGACGATGCGTCGAGGGTGCTGTCCATGCCCTGGTTGATCCAGTAGCGCGAGCCGTCGATGGTGTCGGGTTGGCCTTCGCGGTAGGAAGGTTGCCAGAGCGGGCGCGCGTCGCTTGATCCGATGCTGAGTTTTTTGATGGCCAGCAGAATGTTGTCGTGCAACATGAAACCGGTTTGGTTGCCCATGCGGTAGGCGGGGTCAACGCTGTGCTTCAGTTCGAGTATTTCGGCGAACGTGATGGCGGTGGCGCTGGCCGCGGTTTTGCCGAGGGTGGAGGCAGTCACGACGCCGTTGGGCTGCGAGGAGCCGGTGCCGGTGGTGCCGCTGCTGTTCATGGCTCGGCCAAAACGGGGGGCGAAAGCGTTGATGATCTCGGAAGACATGTCGAACGCGCTGTCCTGCATGAGTTCCCACGAAACTTTCATCTGGGTGGCGTATTTGTACGCATCCAGTTGTTTTTGCCCGAAGGTGAGGTCTTGCACGGTGATGGCGGCGGCCTCAGCGATGAGTCCGGCTTCGGTGGCGGTGTCGTCTTCGGTGGGTACATACAGCACATTGCCGCCGGCGGTGCGGATGATGCGGGCCGCCTGCGCAATGCCGCTGTAATCTTTCAGGGCGCGTTCAATCTGGTTGAAAAGTTCGGTGTCAACCGTGTAGCCGCCGAGGGTGGTGGTACCTACCACCTGGTTGTTGGTTCCGCGTTTTTCGAGCAGGTTACGCATTTCCGGTGTGACGGCGCCGGGGTTAATAAACCATTGGCGGAATGCGTCCCGGTATTCGAGTTTTTTGCCTTTGTCACCTCCGGCTTCGCCGCGGCGTTCGAGGTCTTCGATGTGCTCACCGGCGGCGCGCTTTTCGTCGGCTTCGATGCGTTCGAGGGCTTCGATCTGTTTGAAAAGGGCGCGTTCGTCGGCTTCGGCGCGCTCGAATTGTTTGTCGTAATCGGTGGCTGATTCGCCTTTGGCGCGGGCTTCTTCGCCCTTTGTTACGGCCTCGCGCATCTGCTCGATGATACGCGCCCGTTTTTCGCGGAGTTCGCGGGAGGTTGCCATGTTTGTGTTTGTTTTCGGTTTTTCAGGCGGCGATTTCCGGTCGCCGCCTGAATGTGTCCGGTTAGTGTTTGTTTGTTTGCTTGCCCGCCGAAGCATTGGTGAAGGCGGGTTTTTCTTATTTATTTGGCCGCTCGCTCGATGGCATCGAGCAGGCGGCGGCGGTAATTGGGGGGATCGGGGATTGGGGATTGGGGATTGGGTTCTTTTGCGGCCTCGAGGGAGCGGAATGCCACTGTGAGGTTTTCGTTGGCGTTGAGTTGGGCGTCGCTTTCAGGATAGGCCGGGTAAGTGACGACGGATATGTCATAGATTTTGTCAACCGCGTCGGCCGGAATACGGCGCTCCCATATACCGTCGGCGCGTTTGCTCCATTGGTCGCTGTCTTCTTTTAGGGTGAAGGCAAAGGAGGTTTCACGCACATCGCCGCGCTCCATACTTACGGCGAGGTCGTTGGCATAGGTGGTGTTGGGGAGGTCGAAACGAAAGCCGAGGCCGGTGCCGTCCTCCCAAAGTTGGAGGGTGTTGGCGCTTTGGCGGGCCAAAATCAGGTTGGGTATGTGGTCGCGCAGGGCGCGGGGGTCACTGTTTGGCAGGGCGGCGCGGAATGCGTTGGGCTCGAAATATTCCACAAAACGGTTTTCACCCCAGCCGAGCACTTCGGACGGGCTGTTGAAACGGGGCGCGTAGCCGGTCACAGTGCGCCGGGTTTCGCCTTCGCCTTCGGTGGCGACGCGCATTTCGACGGTATAGGTGCGCCGTTCGAGTTTATTTTCAGGCTGCGGCGGGTTGCTCTTGCGTTGTTCCATTGTCTTGTGCGTTGTTGTCGGTTTCCGTGTTCCCGTCGTCGGTGAATTGGTCTTCCACCATGTCGGCGGGGATCATGTTGAGGGGGGTGAGGTAGATTTTTCCCTGTTCATCCGGTAGCGGGTTTTCATCCTCGAGGGCGCGGATTTCGTCAGCGTTTTTGAAACCCCACTGACGCGCAATGGCGTAGGCGCGGTAACGGTTGAGGAGGTCTCCGCGCATCATTCCGTTCACGTTGAACTTGAAATAGTACTCGCCTTGCAGGTCGAGCGGCAGGAGTTTCCGGTTGAGTTCGGATTCCCATTTTTTCAGGATGGGGAGCATGGTTTGCTGCACAAACTCTATTTGCTGGTGCTCGATGTTCGAGAAGGTGGCCCGCTCCAGGTCGCCGACCATGTGGGGCGGTACCCTGTAGGCGCTGCAAATGTCGTTGCGCGTCAGTTTATGCGTGTTGATGAACTCAGCGTCGGCGGGGGTAAGGCTTACGCTTTTGTATTCGAGGCCGCCTTGCAGAACGGGTATGTCGCCGCGTTGTAGGGGGGCTTTGAAGTTGTCGCGCAGGTCATTGATCTGTTCGGCGCCGAGTTTTCCGGCTGGGTGCATGAGAAAGCCGCGCACCCGCCCGCCGGCTTTTTGTATGTTGGCGACGTATTGGGTGTTACCCAACCCGATGCCGATGGTATCGCGCAGTACCTCGATGGGGCTTTTGCCGCGTATGCCGTCGAAACCCAGATATGCGACGTGCAAAATGTCGTCGGCGCTGAATATTTCGCGGGGTTCGTCGTAACCCCAGGACGGGCAGGGGCTTACCTCATAATACAATTTCCCTTTGTAGAGGAAAGGCCGCACAAAATCGGGGTGCAGGATGCGCAGGTTGCGGGCTGTGCCGCGCCCGTCGCGGTAGATGCGGGCGACGAAGTTGCCGCGCAGGCCCATGTGGTACTGCCCGGTTTCGCGGAATGTGTTGGAGGTGTAGAGACCGAAATCGGGGGCCGGATTGGTGGATACGAGTTTGTTTTCGGGGCGGCGGTCGGCGGGTTCGGAGCCGCCGCCGGGGAGTTTGCGGTATAGTCCGACAGGCAAAGAGCCTATAAAATCGGCCAGGACACGGTTGCAAGCGTAGACGGCGGCAAGGCGCTGGGATGATTCGTCATTTACGGGTATGCCGCTTTGTGATTCGGAGCCGTTCAGCAGGTTTATCAGCCAGGAAGACGGGTTTTCGAGCGATGAGGTAGGGCCGGAGCGGAAGGCTACGCCGAGGTCTTGCTCGCGTTTGTAACCGGCGTCGAGAATAAGCCGGTATTTTTCGTTTATGGATAGACGCCCCTGCATTCGGGGCAAAACTCAACACATTTTGTGCCGCGGCGGGGGTTTTGTGTTTGAAAAGTGGGGGGTGTTTGTTTGAAAAAAAATAGCCCGCCCTGGTGCGCTGATCCGACGGGAAGCGTGGCAGGCCTTATTGGGCGCTTTAAACCGTTTTTTCAATCACTTCAAAATGGCTTTTCCGCAAAATAAGCCGTTGGCCCGCAAAGTCAATAAATGCAATTCCGCTCACAACTTCGGCGGGGTACCGTCCGGGTGGGATATTCAGGTCGGTTTTGCTTATGGGGACGGGGGTTTTAAGTTCGATTGTGGCTTTACTTTTCATGTAAATATGAGTTTTCTGATTTCATCCCGGCAACCGTCGCAGATGTGGGGTATGATGGTGCGGAGGTCGCCGCGGGGTACGGTGAATAGTTCGGCGGTGCAAATATGGCATTTTATAGGGATTTTTCCGGTAGTATTTGTTGTGGCGCCGGCTTCTTTTTCCCTGGCGCGGCGGTTGGTGCGGGCTGAGACATAAGAGGGGTAGTTTTTGTAACGTCGCTCACCGTATTGCTGTACTACGTCGTCTTCCGCCCGAATGTAGGCGGTATAACATGACGGTTGATCCGGGTCGCCGAGGTGGGCGCGGTATAGGGCGTCAAATTGGTCGAAGGTGATTTGGGCGCTTTCTTTGGCGCTGCCCACCTTCGCTTTGGCTTCGGCGGGTAAAGATTTTTGTTCTGTGCTCATTGTCCGGTTGCTAATTTACGGCAATTTTTTTAATAATGCGTTGATTTGGCGGGTAATGCGGTTATTACTGGTAGTGATTTGTGGCTTTATTGTGATGGTGCCGCCTGAGTCGATGAGAATGTCGACGTTTTCGCAATCGGGCACACCGGGGCCTTCGATGTCGAAGGTATAGTTGTCGGTTTCGCGGTGGTATTGTTGGTTTTTCAGGATGTAGCCGGCGTTGATTATGCAGACCATTAGGGCATGGTCTTGGATAAATTGCCCGGAGATTTGAACTTTTGGCATGATCAGAATTTTTTAAAGTACAACAATATCCGGCCCACCAGGGTCGAGGGTGTGTTTATAAGTCATGTACTGCCCGATGGCCATGGCGAGGGCTACCATGCCGTCGATTTTGTTGGCGGATTTCTTTTTGTCGAGTTTGAAGTTGTCGTTGGTGTCGGTGAACAGCACCACGTTTCGGTTATTCCAGTTCAAAATCGGGTTTTGGCCGTGGTTGAAATACTTATGCACAACCATTTTTTCCAGTTCCAACAGGGGGGCGGTGAAGTGGCGGCATAGTTGGGCAAAGCCTTCCATGAAATCGTTTGTCTGGGTTTGGGGTTGGTTGCCTTTTTCGTCGTTGATGCCTTTTACCAGTTGCGTGGCTTTGTCGCGGTCGTAGGCGATGGAATGCAGGTTGTAGGTTTCGGCGTCCTGCATGATGTCTTTGCGGATGTAGTCGTATTCGAGCAGGTCGCCGGGGGTGACGGTGAGCCAGCCTTCGGAGGCCCATTGGAGATAGGGTATGCCGTCGAGCCGGGTGCGATCGCGGGCGGTGACTTCGGGCAGGTAGAACCGGCAAAGGCAGTAATGGGGCTCGGGGGCTTTGTCGGTTTTTTTGCGCGCCGCGGCGCCGTCGCCGTCGAGCAGGTCGGGCGATGGGAAGAAGAGCACCCAGGCGGCTAAGTCGCGGTTTCGGGCAAGGTCGAGGCCGCCAAAGCAAAGGCGGCCTTTGAGCATATCAGCGTTGAAAGGTTTTCCGGCGGCGCGCCAGGTTTCATCCGGTATCCAGGTGAGGGCGCCGGATACAGGGATATTCAGGTTTTTGGTTTTGAAGTTGTTTTCTTTTACGACCCCTTCCTCGGCTCCGGCACCACAATTGTCGCCGCCCACCAACTCAACCGCCGGTGCTACGGCCTCGAAATCGCCCCCAAATACTGCCAGGTCATCATCGACCGGATGCACAAACTCGACCCAACGCTACCCATCACCATAAATGGCAACCCCTACACCCCCGGCGAATAGATGCCTCACCGCGCCGAATCCTACATACAATCCGTCCTAAAAGGGGACATAATCACCTGCAAATGGGTCAAACTCGCGGTGAAACGGCACCTCGACGACCTCCGGCGCTCCAAAAAGAAAGATTACCCCTATTTTTTCAGCCGTCAGCACGCCGCCGCCGCCATCGAGGCGGTGGAACTGCACCGGCTCGCCTTCGGAAAGCACAACGGCGAGCCCTTCGTGTTGCAGCCCTGGCAGGCGTTCGTCATCTACTCCATATACGGCTGGCGGCGCAAAGACAGCCACGAACGGCGCTTTGTGAAGGCCCTGGTGGAGGTGGCGCGCGGCAACGCCAAAACCGAACTGGCCGCCACTATTGGAAACCTCGGCTTCATATTTGAACCGGAGCAAGACCCACAAGTCTTTTGGATCGCCACGAAAAAGGAGCAGTCCAAAATTGGTTTTGACCGCCAAAAAACCATGGTGGAGTATTTGCGCCAGGACTACGACGAAATCCGGGAAATGGTGGATACCTCCAAATACAGCATTTTCGAGACCGGCGCGGGCAAGGGATATGTAAAATATTTGGGTAAGGATTTCAAGGGCGAGGACGGATTTTCGCCCT